ATATTACTCATACCTGTAATTAAAAATTTTATATTTTTGTGTTTACATAATTCTATAAAAGTATTTAACATGTTGTATAGTTCAAATATGCCTTGGTCTAACGTTCTTGTCATAAAAATAGTAGGCATAATTAATCTTTGAAAAAAATTTTCTACTTCCTTTACAACATCTCCATTTTCATGTAGTATCCTGTCTTCAGTAAAATGCAAGTCTTTTATTACACCTACCCAAGCACCATATTTTTCTAGGAAAAACTCTGTTCGCTCAGGATGTGTCAGTTGTAAAACAAATATCCAATCGTCTAAATTTTCTGTATTGTTTATAAATTCTGTTGCTTGTCTAAATAATCTGTGATTACTTCCTCCCTCAATAGATTTATTAATAACAGTTTCAAAATTATCTTGTAAATAAAATCCCCAATTTATTAAATTATCTGTATTGGGGAACTTCTCTGTCCCAGAGCTAAAACTACAGCCATTTACATATAGGTTTTTCATAAAACTGTCCATAAAAGCATAATTAACATAGGTACTTCATGCAGTAACAAATGTATGATTACAGAATATCCAAGTATTTGTTTCCAGTGTATCTTACATAAATTAAAAAAGTCGTTTATATATTTCATAACATTTTTGCCTTTACTTGTACTTTTAGTTTATTATCCGTTGCATGTTTTATAATACTTGCCAAAGTAGCCAATCTTCCATACTTAATAACCGCTTCATCGGCATCTTTAATGTCATTTGCCCAGGGAGGAAAACTTACCTCCCAACCTAACTCTAATGCCTGCTCTATAAGTTCTTTTCCTGCACTATCTCTATCAGGACATAGTATAACACGTTTACCTAATTTTTCAATCAGATGTGCCTGCTCTGGTGTAACACTATTACCTTGTATACTAACTCCATCTAGTTGAATTGCATCAAAAACACCTTCAGTCACAATTACAATTTCTCTTTTGCTATCAGCAAACCTATCAATATTAAAAACATACCCTGGTTGTATTTTATGCAAATACTTTGGTGTTGTTTTATTAGGAGGATCAATATGCCTTGCAGTCCAACCAACTAACTCTCCATTATAAGTAAATGGAACAACCAGTCTCTGCTTATATAGACTCTCATCAAAATAAAGTAATGGATATAGACCAAGCAGACCTCTTTGTTTTGCATATTGCTTTATACTATGTGTATCTGGCAAATCTTCTACTGCTACGGCTGTGTCTGGCAGTTTCTCCGTGCTGAATTTTTGTAAGTTGTATATATAGTCGCCCGGCTCCTGTTCTTCTAAGACATCATTATATTTTAATAATTCAATTTGCACTTTATGTATATCTGAATCAGATACACCCAGTATAGATGCTAAATCTTTATATTTTTTCCCTAAATTTGGATTTGGTGCCCAACCTGTAGTAAAACCACAATTAAAACAATTATAACTTATTCTAGCACCAGTTGTAATTAGTCCGCCCCTTTTTCTCTTATCATTACACATAGGACAATCCATAGTAATCCAGCCACTAGGAGTTTTTGTTGTTCTAACGGGTAAATTATCTAAAAGTAGCCTATGTACTTTTTCTACAAGAAAGTCGATATCCATGCGGATATTATAACAGAATATATCTAAAAAGTCAATTAATTTCTGACCAGAACTTTGTCTATAGTACCGCTGTCAGGTGTATGAATTACTCTGATCCAATTTGCATTTACAGTAAATGTTTTATGGTAGATATCACTAGAAGCGGATATACTTATATTACTTTCTATATTGAACCAATCACTACTTGCTTCGTCACTGTTAGGAGTATTTTCTATACAACTACCTTGTATTGTTAAATTTCCTGTATATGCTGAAGGGTAAACAGCAATGCTATGAAGAGCATGGCTGAAATTTCTATCCTGATTACCAAATAAAGCACTGGTTGTAAATATATTTGCTGGATCACCAGACCCAGTACTAGCAACCTGTGTAAAACTGTTTGATAATTGGGTTTCAACAGGTTCATGTTTTATTTGTGCGTCTATTTCTAACTGAAACTTTACACTACTGTTTTGATCAGTATAGACAGGATATTCATTACCATCTTGTTTTGTCATAGAAACATAAATTGTATATAAACCTTCATCAACATTTCTTAAGTCTCCTTCGTCTAAAACAAGTTTAACCTGTCCTATATCGCTAGTATGCTCAAGAAGTTTAGTAAATATTCTACGTTTAGTAGTAGGATTTATAAGTGTAGCAGATAAACTGTCAGAAAAAACATTCTGTAGTTTTCTATCCCTATTCCTAATATCAAATTTTATTTGGTTATACATGCCTTTGTGGGCGATTAGTTTTCTATTATTCATTGGTCTGTTATCCACATAAAGTCCATTGGTATCCACCACCATTGCAATGATATCCTCGTAAAGATATAGTCTGTGATCACCATGTGACATATTTTTTAGCTCTTAATAATATACTATTTATCGTTTCGACGCATAAATACTTTTGTGGAGAAAGACAACCTTATAACAGAAACAACTGAGCGATACCCTTTTCTGACTGGCATACAATACGGACAAGGAGAATACATAGGCATTGTTGTGAATCATGATAATGCTATAATGACTTTTTATGATGTATCAAAAATAAACAATGAAAAAGAACGTGAAGAGTTCCTAGAGCTAGGCGAAACCTGGTGGTGGGAAAGTAACAGACAATTGCCTATAGATATATTTTTACATCATGAAATGAAACAATTTCATAGATGTTTAAGGACCTTTGTAATGAAAGATATAGAAATACTTTTTGGTCCTATAACCAGTTTACAAAATCTTCTTAAAAAGAGAATTAAAAGAAGAGGCGTACAACTTGTAATTAAACATAAAGATAACTAATTACAAATTTTCAACAATTAAATTTAATTGAACTAATATTGCTAAAGCATACCCATAACTATGACTTTTCTTAAAAAAGTAAGTATTATCATTAGGTTTTATCCAAACATCTGCTTCAACTTCGGACCAAGTTTTACCTACTAGATGTCTTTTACCTGGTCTAATCATTGCTAATATCATTGCTAATTGATCTATATTTTTAGGTTTATATTGTTTTACAATATCAAAATGATTATTAATATGAAATAATTGTTCAACAACCTCTTTATGTTCAAGGAGTTCCCACATTGGATCTGTTGCTATTAGTTTGTCTAAATGTTGTTCATCTTTAATATCTTTATACACATGATTATTAAGAATATCTAATTTAAACCAGCCTTCATCTTCTGCTTGTTTATGATCTATTGTGCTATATCCGTCTATAGGAAACTTAGGAATATTTTGAAAGTAGGCACCAGTATTGTGTTTGGTAAACATACCATCCTTCTCAATACTTGCAGGTGTATGATTAACCAACGAGAGAAACTCATCTCGGTTAGCCATATCAATATCTACATCAAAATCTATTTTCATTGTCTTTATTTTTTTTCTAAATTATTAAAAATCCTTTTTGCACTATTAGTATAATTAAAATTACAACTTATACTATATCTAACACTATCACCTAAAATAGGATCTGTATAATGCGATAAGTGTCCTGGAAACACAAACATATCTCCTTCTTGTGGCTCTATAGTTATTGTTGATAATCCATATCCACTAATTTGTCTTTCTCCAAATTTAAAATTTATTTGCCCTTTTTGTTCCTGTTTGCTACTAGTATAGTAGTAGTCTGGATTATTGTCAAGATCTATCTTAGGATAAACTACACACACTAAATCAGCAATAATATGATCATGTATTGGTTGGTACTCGTTTGCGATTGCCTTGTTGTACCAAGCCTTTGTACACTCAAAAATATTATCAATTTCTCCAGATTTTAATACATCACCAAAAAATGCACTATCTACCTCTCTAAAATACCTATGTATATTGTTTGATATTGTATTAAATACTTTTAATTTTTTTAATTCATCTGTAATATCTATTTCTTCTTTTATGAACCCTACTAAATTTTTTGTAAAATTTTCTCCTTTAGTAGGATTACATATTTTAAATAGACTACTTGTCTGCTCAGTAGTTAATTTAAATTGTGCTATCCTAGGTCCAAAGGGTTCAATTACATTCATATTTTATTTTTTAAGTTTTTTGTATCCTTTTGAATAACTATCTTCTGGATCTATCTCTGCATCAGCATTCATAAACCTCATACGTTGTATAAGATCCCAATTTATGCCGTCACTTGGCTTCCATTTTTCTTTAATACTAGTCATATCATTTAAATCAAAAGATTTATTATTTTCTTCTTCGTTCATATTCCTGCTACCTCACATGCCTGTTTTACTTCAGCAACTTCTTCTTTATTTTGTACAAATAATTTCATCCAAAAATTTGCTTCAATAATATGTTCTATCATTTTTACTTGTTCATCACTAAATCTAGGCAATAATTGATCTCCTGTTATACTTAAATATATTAACCAAGGAGATATTTTAGCACTTCTTATATCGTGTACCGCTCTTGAAGTACTAACTTCATTAAAATAATTTTGCCATTGAGTGCTATTATCTTTTGCCCAAGTATCTAAGTACATAATATTTCGTTCTAAGGCTTTCATACCTGGTTCTTTTTTAACATAAGTCAGTAAAAACTCATCATATAATTTATCTTTACTCCAATCTGCTAATTTTTTACCTTCTTTAATTAACCACTCTGCAAATTTTTCTGGTTGTAAATATTCATTTGTAATACAACTTCTACCAAACTTTACAAATCCTTCATAGTATTGACTTTTTATAAAATCTTCATGTGTTTTAGATTTAGTTGCAGTAGTATTTAGTTCATAAAACATCTGAAATACTCTATATCCTAATCTTGTATGTGTTAAGTCCTTATCTGCCCAACGTCTTTTCTTTACACACATATGGGCACTCAGAGTTCTTTCGCTCATGAAACTTTTTTCACACCATTTACAAGTATTACTTTCCAAAGATTTCCTTGATTGATTTGTCATCATAACCATTTGATTTTGCTAAATCCTTTAATTCGTCAGTTGTATTAATATCAATTAGATTGACTATATCCTCACTTTTCATATGAGGGAATAATTCATATATAAATTCAAAAACTTTATTTTTCTTTTTTCTTGCATTAGGCGGTTTTAAATATGGATGAAATTGTATTTTACCAACACCACAGGCACTTAGAAGCAACCATTGTAACTCAGGATGTTTACTAACTTCGCTAAATTGAAAGTTTACAAGTTCATTAGTCATGTATATATAATTTGCGGCATCTTTTCCCTGTACACTACTACAATACCTCATCATCATCCAGGCACTAAAGGCTTTTTTACCTTCATCCGTTAGGTTATTATAAAAGTTCCTATCCTTTTTGTCAATTGCCGCCATTATATCTTTTAATGGAATTTGAGGTTTCTTAGGCATTATTCTCCTTCAAACTCAATAAGAGTTTCTACATTAAATCCTGCTTCTTTTAATACAGCACTTCCTCCTAAATCAGGAAGATCAATTACTGCCAACACTAATATATTTTTTTTAGATATATTAAATTTACTACTTATTAAATCAGCACAGGCATGTGCAGTACCACCTGTTGCTATAAGGTCATCTATTATAACAATTTTATCGTTTTTTGTCAATTCTGAACATTTTTGTATGTGTAATTCTGCTGTTCCGTATTCTAATTTATATTCTTTACAGTATGTAGGATTAGGTAACTTGCCTGGCTTCCTAGCAAGTAAAAAAGGTAATTCTAAATCTCTAGCAATAGGAGACCCAAACACAAACCCTCTGCTTTCTATTCCTATAATTTTTGTTGCATTAAACATCATACAACTAGCAGTCATGTCAATAAGTGCTTTATTTAGAGCTTCTGGGCGTTCTAATAGGCTTGTAATATCCCTAAACTGTATACCTTCTATAGGAAAATTAGGAACGGTTCTTATATATTCTTTTAATTCTTTCATTCTATTTTTAACTTAAAAATTGTTTCCCATTCTGCATATTGGATAGTATCAAAATATTTTGGAGGATATGTAGGTGCTGTCCATTTTATCGAACGTTGTCTTTTATAAATTGTTTTTAACCAAACTTTATGGCCTGCTATCGTTTCAACAGGTCTCCATGCAAACCATTTTTCCCATTTGGAATATTCTGGTTGTGTTGGATCTTTCAAATGTGGATACCTCGTGTAAGCAGGATGACTAAAATTTGTATTTAGTTTTTTTCCTTTTATAATGTTTTTTGATAATTTCTTGTTGTTTCCATCGCCTGTGATTATTTTCTCCATTCTCTCCGCCCCAACTAGAATTTAACTTTAAATTTTGTGGTACTCGTTTAATTAACTTCTTTTCCCAATCTAATGCTTCTTCCATAGTAGGAAATGTTTGTATCACTCTAGCATCACAATCATATTCAGCATTTCGCATTTTTTTATACAAAAGACTTTTACCTTTTTGGCTTGCTTTTAAATGCTCTGTTAATCTGAAATTAAATGGTTTTGCTGTATATCCATAATAAACAAATCCATCTTTAAATCTAATTTCATATACTTTAAACATTAAAACAAGTCAATATGCTCATAAGGTAAATCTGATTTACCAAAATGTCCATAATTTGTTGTCTTTGTAAGATCTAAATTAAATAAATCAAACTTATCTATAATTCCTTTAGGTGTTAAATCAACATTATCAAGTATCCAATCTGCTAAGTCTGGTCTAACTTTACCGTCTGCATATACATAAACACTAGTAGGCTCTACTACACCGATTGCATAACTTAGTTGTACTGTACAGTTATCTGCTTTACCAAATGCAACAATATTCTTTGCCAAGTAACGTGCCATATAAGCCGCACTTCTATCAACCTTGGTACAGTCTTTACCACTAAATGCTCCGCCACCGTGTGGTGCATAACCACCATAAGTATCTACAATAATTTTTCTGCCTGTTAATCCTGTGTCTCCGTCTGGTCCGCCGATTACAAATCTGCCTGTTGGATTTATTAAAAAATCTGTTTTATCTAATTCGTATTCTGTTATTTCATCTCTAATAAGTTCTTCTAGACTTGATCTTACTTGTTCTATAGTTACATTATCTTTGTGCTGAGTACTACAAACAATCTTATCAATACTGATAGGATTGTTTATACCATCATAACTCATAGTCACCTGAGATTTACTATCAGGCTGTAACCAAGGTAATGTATTATTTGTTCTTTCACTTTGTAATCTTCGTAATATTCTATGACTAAAATGTATGGCACTTGGCATAAAATCTTCAGTTTCATTACAAGCATACCCAAACATTAGGCCTTGATCACCTGCACCAAAATTATCTGTTCCTAATGCTATATCAGGAGATTGGCCATGCAGTTCGTTATATACTTTTAACTTTTCCCAATGAAAGCCGTCTTGCTCATATCCAATATCTCTTACTATAGCTCTAATAAGTTTTTCAATATATACTTTATCAAACTTATCGCTTTTATATTCACCTGCTAATGTAACCATATTTGTAGTAACTAATGTTTCTACAGCCGCTCTGTGATTAATATTTTTATCTATCAGATATGTAGCAATTGCATCTGATATTTGATCTGCTATTTTATCTGGATGTCCTTTACTGACACTCTCACTTGTGAATTGATAACTCATTAATTATCTCCTTCTTTTACAAAAATACCATCTACCATGCGTCCTTTTCTATCTTTTATATCATCATATGCTACAGTTAGACATTCTTCCATTGTGATATTAT